CTGGGGTTGTCATTAGCCAACCATCGCTCGAGGGTTCATGTAAGGCGCGATAAGACCGCGAACCTTAGCAAGCATGGTATTGCCGAGACGGTAAGGAGAAGGAGTAACGCCATCGACTGATACACCACCAGATGACGGAGCCTGACGAGCTTGCCAGACATCGACTGCGATCATTAGGGCGGCTTGATTGATTGCTGGAGTGGCTGCGTAACCAGTATCTTTGGTATCTGCGCCTGCGATGGTTCCGTAAGGTACAACCAACTGATAATTCTGATCTGAGTGAGCGTTATCAACCCATTGGACTAAAGACCAACCGCGTGGGAATGAAGAATAGTTATATGGAAAATAATAAGTAAAAAATGGGAATGTGCCTGAGCCTTGGCTCCAAGGATAAGTCGCAGTAATTGTGTGAGTTCCGTTGAACTTGTTGCCTGAATTAGTTACAACAACAGATTGACCCGTAACAAAACTTACTGGACTGGAAATTATTGCTGTCGCAATCCCATTTTGAATGGTTGCGCCAACTAAAGGTAATTGATTAAACCAAAGATAAGAATTAAGAATATCTTGCGCGGTCTGGCAAGCAGATTCAAGATCAGCGTCAGAATACAGGCTGCCGACACCGAGGACAGATTTCAGCTGTGCGACGGTTACATAAGTTGCTGCCATGATATTCCTTTCTAAAGACTGGGGGCCTAGAAGGGCGCTAGGCCCCCAGCGTACTTAGTTGCCTGTATTTATCAGGTTAGGTTGAAGCGACGAACACCGGCAGGGATAAGAACCTTGCCAGCTGCGTAGCCGTAGATTGCTGTTTGTACAGACATTGAGTTAACAACATTTACTGAGAAGAATGCTTCTGGTGATTCCATCCAGAGAACAGTCTCAGGAGCAATGATGAATGCAGACTCGTCGATTAGACCAGCTGTAACATTCTTGTCAACATAGAGATCAAGTCCGAGGACAGTTCCCTTGATTGAACCTGGCTTTGATTCACCAGCATTGTTCATGTAGTTGTAAGCGTTGTAGATTGGGCGACCTGTTGTGTCTGTGTAGCCAAGAAGTGCTGACCACCAGTCTGTGTTCGCAACAAGGTTCTGTGCGAAGTATGAAGATCCCTTGTATGCAGCAGGTGACTCAGTTGAAACGAAGGAAATTAATCCTGCGCTTGTTGCTGCTGTTGTAGCAGCCTGTGTTCCCTGTGCAGTTAAGATCGCGATAAGTGCTGCATCTGTAGCCTGTGCGTAGGCGCGCTCTAACTGAATTGCTAGTTGATCGAAGAAGATTGGATCTGAACGTTCCATCAATTCGAGGCTGATTGTCTGCTGTCCAGCGTACTTGCCTACTGATACTGAAGTGTAAGCAGATGTCATGCCGGTATCAGATGGTGCTGCGCTTTCTGCTGTTGAAGCAACAGTTGGAGCAACAGAAGATCCGCCACCTGCTGAAGTAACAAGTGTTGGGATGTTGATTGTCATACCGTTGGCTGGGAGTGCTGCCTTCGATACTGCATCAATCGCAGGGCGACCAAAATTTGTGTTAGACACGAAGTTTGATAGGTACTGGATTGGTGAAAATGCTGGGTTTGTTGAGAATGAATCTGCTGCTGCTGTTACGCGATCTTCTGACGCTGCAACCCATTGACGAGATTCATCGTTACCAAGTGCTGCTTTTACTTTGTGTTCTGTGTAGCGACCCATAGATGTAATTCCATGGCGAACGCGTGTAGTTCCATCACCGTAAGCTGTTGCAGCCTTGATGATTGGGCGTGAGGCTTCTGCTGCGGGTGCTGCTGCTGCCTCAGTTGTTGCGGGAGTTGTATCTTGTGACACAGCTGCCTCACTTTCTGTTTGGTTTTCGGTTTGTTCCATTGCTTTTTCAGTCACTTGAAGTTCTCTCAAGCCATCAACCGCATTGGAAATCTGATCGATTAGTACATCTTCTGCTGTCTCCATGGCTTCTTCTGCCATGTCGTCGGCTACTTGAGCGACAACCTCAAGAACTCGAGCCTCTGAGAATGCTGGAGATTCAACGAGCGAAACTTCTTTAAGAATTGCTGCTGTTACAACGAGAGTGCCATCTTTCATTTCTTTCGATGAAATTACTTCGACGCCGACTGATAGACCATCGATAAGGCCCTCAGATGCCATAAGCAAATAATCTGTGGCTTTAGAAGCTGCTGAAAGTTTGAAAACGCCATCGATCCCGATAGAAGTTTCTTTGAATGATTGAGCGCGACCGATTGGGTCATTGGTGTTGTGTTGCGCAAGCAATTTGATCTTTGACGCAGCAGGGATCTGAATTGAACCCTTTTCGAATATGACTCGACCGACTGAGGTGTTACCGACAGAGCCGAATGGCACGATCTGTCCGGCAATTATGCGACGGGCTGAGTCAGATGCCTCGATTGGGCTACTGAAGGTCAGGTGTGTCAGCTTCTTGGCTTCCATCTGGTGTTAGTCCTTCCATCATTTTTGCTTGATTTAAGTCAATCAGTTTTAGGGTTAAGAGTTTCTCTGTTACGGCTAGTCGATCTTGTGGGTTAGCGCGCAAGAATGTCTCATCCACAGCGAAGCGAACGCATTGACCGCGTGGAGTTAGATCGTCGAGTGAAAGACGATCCTCGATAGCATTGATAAACGGAGCAAGGGTATAAGCGAAGAACTCCTTGCGAGCATCGAGAACATTTTGATAAGTCGATGAACGATTATGCTCAGCATTGATCATGTGGGCTGGAACATTCATGGCGCGCGCGATCTGAGCCGCATATTCTTCTACTGAGTCGTTATATGTCATTTCGGCTGGAGAATATGAAGTAGGTACATATTCCAAAGTCGAAGTTAGGTAGGCAGTAGAACGATTTTGGCGAGCAAGTTTCCAAGTATTGAGCAAGCCTTGGATTTGATTATCCGGTAAATCCGCCCCAACATTCTTAAGATATCCAGTTGGTTGTGGCGATGAAATACCCGTTTGAGCAGCTTGTTCAGCGGCAACAGCGGCATTAATTAAGCGCTGAGAACGAACTAGAAGTCCTTGATCGAAGGCTTGGAATGTTACGAGCGATCCGACGCCTGAATCTGGAACTTTAGTTCCATTGATCATGTAATAATCGACTTCTTGAGTTAAAGGATCAAGTTTTGTAGATACTCGGTTATTTTGAACGAAAGAAAATGAAGCTGGTCTGAGATCGTCTTGATAGACACTTTCGACCCTAAGAAAAGCTTGTCCAAAAAATACAAGGCTGTCAACGAGCCATGCTATTGTTACAGAACGAGGCGCGCGCGCATCAAGTTGTTTAATCCAAGATGGCGCTGGTAATTCTTCGCCAGTAGAAGTTGAATAAACTTCAAGAGGAATACCGGCAATAACACCTTTGATTAAATTAAGGCATTGGTTGACGGCTGGAACGGATACGGCCGCTTGACGATCGATCGGTGAAGCCCAGTTATTCCAGCCACCAAAATTACCCATAGAGTAAGAACTGCCGAATGGTGCATCATAAACCGCTGGATTTGTCTGCGCGGTTATGTCTTTTTTACGCCCAAAGAGTGCCATAGGTAACATATTATACACTACATATAGTTTAACCTTCGAAAATACGCGCTATCTGTTGTGGTTTCATTAACATTGATACGACCATCGCCAAAGCGATTGGCGCAGATATATCACCAGCAGATTTTCGCTTAACGATGCGCCAAGCCGAGTCATTTACTTTAGCTGCGCAGTTATTCATCTGCTGGATCAGATTTGCTTGGCCATTATGAACTACTCGATGATTTACAAGGCCATCGAGTAAGTCTCCGCAAGCCTGGTAAAACTGCTGGCCTGAAACATCCTGAGTTACGCATCCAGCATTAGCCAATCGTTCGGCGATCGATGCGGTTGCGTATTTGTCGAAGCAGATTTGCCGTGGATGATATTGATCTGCCCACGCCTTGATATCGGCGGCAATTTTCAAGTCATCTACCGATAATTGCGACTCCCATGTCTGCAATATGCCAACTCCAATTCGACCGTCAGGCAAGATCTGACCAGCCACCAGCGAAGCGTTACGGCGCGAAGGCGATACATCGAACCCGAATACGGTGTAGCCGCCAACAGGTATTTGAAGGGATGAGTCCGAGGTTTCTTCCAAGATGCCATGAGGCCAAGGACTCGAAAGCGAGTCGATCCATTGGCACAGCAATTCCGTTCGAGTATTTTCAATCGGTGAAGTCGCAACGCTCTCCTCGAGGGCTTCTTTCGTCACGGTGTAACCCAAAGCAGGATTAGCCATAGCCCATGCTTTCGGATCGTCAATTTTACAGTATTGCGGAGCGCTGTATTCGTAGAACCCGAAAGACTTTGGCGGATTTTCTAAGGCTCGCTCTCGCAGCTGGTTAAGTACGATCGAGAATGCGTCACCAGCATTGGATGTCAGGAATGTATGCGCATTAGGTCTGGCTCGAGTTACCGGCATCGCTGCCCGATAGCCTTCTTCTGACCATTCACGAACTTCATCGAGGAATAGGGCATCTGCGGTTCGACCGCGTGAGCCATCTCGAGTTGCAGCTACTACATCAAGTCGTCGGCCGTCTTTCATTTCGATCGACTCAGTTCCATTAGCGTATCGGATCGCTTTGACCAACGCCATTAAGTTTTCATTTTGCTCGAGTACTTGAGCCACTTGCCGGAATGTGTCGAGTGCCATCGCTCGATTAGATGAAGCGATAATTATATTCTTGCTATCCCACTTGAGCAGGTGAGCCAAAATCACCATCCGAGTTAAGTGAGTTTTGCCGTTCTGTCTGGCCACCAGCAGCAGGTTGGTCTTGCGTATCCATTGACCTTTAGCATCCACGCGCAACATATCGCGCAAGCAGAACTCCTGCCATGGTAGTAAAGGCATCTTGATCAAGTTCGCAAGCTCGATTACATCATCGACTTTGGATTTGCCCTTGAGGTATGGACTGTGGAGCCGTGGTTCCGTTGCCCCTCGAAGCGCTGGCTTACGAGCGGCCATTATCGGCTGCTTTCAGGCTCAGGCCGGTTAATAAACGGACTGTCCTGCTGGATTGTGCTACGCATCGGAGAGAGGAAGGTCGG